GTTTTACCACTGCGTACTAATTCGGTTACCTTGTCAACGTTTGGAATCTTTGCGACTTCCTCTGTCGATAAGTCATTTAGCTGTAAATCAATACCGCAATCCTTTAACTCGCTATTTAAATCGGTCAAGGCTTTGCTGATGTTTTTTTCTTCCCTTATGCTGCTTAATTCTTGAAAATCGGGGTCGCTCTGCTTCCATTGCTCAAATAGCGGTTTAACACTGTTAGGGTCGAATCCGTTATCTTGCTGAAATTTTGCGTTGTCCTCAGTTTCCTTTTGGTCTGCCATAGCCTTCTGATACTCTGAATAGGTGTTTATACCTTGTGAGCCATACATTTCTGCAATCATTTTGTCTTTTGTTTCTGATTCTGTCTTCCTACGCATATCGGCATACTTGGCATTGTCTTCTTGCGATTGTACTGGTTTCACATCGGCGACTTGTGAATCTTTAACGCCTGTATCCACTACATCTATTTGAGGCTCTACGATTGCCTCTTGTCCCTCGCTAGGGTTTAAATTTTCATCCATTTTTATATCTTCCTCTCGTTTTTACGCTACTTAAGCGATATTTTTACATGAAAAAAGACACCTTGTGAGTGCCTTATAATAAGTTGTTTAAACATTTAAGCTACATTGAAGCTTGTAGCCTTCTAACTTCCATATTTCATCTTTTACCCTTTCAATTACTATTCCCTTTCCTATTTCTATATCAAAGTTAGCAGGGTCTACACATGACGAAGATTCTACGATTACAAACCCATTTGGTAGCTTAACTGCTAATACAAATGTTTTACCGAATATACACCATGGTTCTTTTTCTGATTCATCAAACAGTTTATCTACTTGTTCTTGTGTTATTTTATTCATATGTTGCTCCTTTATATTTTATTTAGATATTAATTCATTTAACCCTTAAAACTTTCTTGTACCGTTTCTGTCCTTTGTTGCTCTTTTAATTTATTTTTGCACTTCTCATTCATGCAACCCCATATATGTATCATGGTGATGTCTGTTGTACCTTCTGTTGTTTTGTTGCCGCCACTGAGGACATGGAGAGGATTACCGCAAATTACGCAATTCATTTACTCACCTCTATTTTGGATATTTTTTTAGTAACAATTATTTCACCTTTTGAAATTGCTCCACCTTCCATTACTTCTGGTAAGTCATATCCTGTAATAATTAAAGTTAATGTCTGTTCAAAGGTGTCAAATTTGGCGTCTATTACATCATAATAAACTGGTAATCCTATTTCTTGTAATAATAATGCAGGACTAATTTTAACTTTTACTGCTTTCAACCTTGACCACCCCCTTGTTGTATGGAACTAACCGCTTGATTAATCATTTGCGGATTCTGTTGCAAAATTTGTTGCTCCTGTGGATTAAGTTGCCCCATAATATCCCCTGCTTGCTGTTGCATTTGTGCGGCTTGTGCTTGCTGCTCTTGCATAATCTTTTCTTCCTTTTCGAAGTCTTGTTTCATTTGTGCTGAAATCAAATTAGGAGGACTATATTTTGTTGCTTGAAATTTATCAATCCATTGTCTGTCTGCATACTCTTTTATTATTGTCATTTGTAATGATTCGGTTAAAACTCCTGTTGGAGTTATGTCAATCTTCAATGCAAAGTTGATGTCTTTGCTGTCTGTACCTGTAAATTGTTTTGTTATCTCGTTGCCCTGCTCGTCTTTACCTTGTATCGGGCGTGGCATTGTGCCTAGACACTTATTGAATTCTTCGTATATTCTGCCAACACGTTTGAGTGAGCGAACTAGCATTTGCACATTGCCCTCAGTAGGCTTTTTGGCTTGATTCTGCAGGGCTATGATTGCACTGGCAGCCATATTAGCACCGATGACTTCACCTGATGTGACTTCTGTTGTACCTGTTACTTGACGTGTCATATCCATAAGCTTCTCAGCGAGTACAATAGGCATGCTTGAGAAATTAGGCGGTTGCATGTACTTAACACCGTCTACGCCGGGAAGAGTGTTATGGTCTGTGATTATTTCCCCTGGTTCATTGGTTATTGTCTGCTCCAATGCTCCCATCTTAGCAATTATCTTAGGCCATGCTGTTTGTTGAACGCTTAACAACATCATACCTAAGCCCCAATTCAAAGCCTTCTGGTTCGGGATAATGTCGCCTATAGCTGACCTTCCGAATGTACATTTACGCCTCTTCTTGAATATTCCTATTTCTATAGGATATATCGTAAAAGGTTTTCCTCCATCTGGTGTAAGTGGTCTCGGGTCTTGCACTATTGTACCCTCTGTGACTTGTACCCACATTACTTGACCGTTTTCTTTGTAATACTTAGTCAACAAAGTTGTTGTGTTAGCTTGTTCTATGTCAATCTTTCCACTATCGTATTTTGAATCGTTTTTGCTGTCATCTGATACAATTAAAGTAGAATCTTTACCATTCTTTTTGGCTCTGGCTTTAAGTTTCTCCGTATCTTCTTGGATACGAATAGTCATCCAAGGCTGCTTTTGTGTTTGTGAAGCTTTTAAATGAGGATTACCTAAAACAATATCAATCGGGTCTATTACCTGACCTTGGAGCTTTCCGATGTACTTAGTAAACTGTCCACCTTTTAGATCATTGTCAAAATAATAATGGAATACTCCTGTTCCCAAGACTAGAATATCATTGACGAAGTCCTCGTTCAGCGTGTCCTGATCTATATCATCCCATGTTGTGGCTGCTGCGTCAGTGTAATCCTGGCTTGCTTGAACTAAGTTTGTGTTGTCTTGACCTTCTGGGAGTTCACTGGGACTAAACATCATTTTCAAGGTTTGCGATAATATATTTGACTGCTTATTTTCGACTATACTGTCACATTGATTAACAACTGGTCTAGGCATGTACTTAGTTTTTGCTGTAGCTGGCACCCATTGTCTGCCCTCAACAAAATTTGTATATTCTGGCCATGAGGTAGAGAATCCCATCTTATTCTGATAGTCTAAACCTCGCTTAAACTCTTCCCATACTGTACCGCTATCTATTGCTACACTCATTTAATCACCTCATTTTATTCATTGCCATCAATTAACTTCTGTATTGTATCCATTTCTTCATCTGTTAGCTCAAGAAATACTTTTCTGTAAATGCTCATTTCAGAATTATCAAGTAAGTTTTTATTGTATTTATCACATAATACCAATCGCCTTTCTGCTTCAATCATTTATTTACCCTCCCCGAACATCCACTCGTTGACCTGCTCTGTGCTGTATTTGTTGGCTTTATCAACCTTATTTTGCTGTGCCGATTCGATTATCGGAGCAATAGGACTGTGTAACTCAGGCTCCTGCTTATTTGCTGTCTGTATATTCCAGCGTAATCCAATCTGCATTGATTTTAGGGCAACAAAAAAGCCGCTTATAAAAGCAGCTATTAAACCTATTGTGTATACTATATTCAATTCTCTACCTCTATTATTTCTAGTCTTAAATTATTCTTCTCGTAAGTTCTTCTTTTTCTTACCATCATAGTTTTATCTTCGCCTTTGATTCTCCATTTCCATCTACCATCACCAGTAAATGTCCATGGGTCATGACGTGGTCTAAACCTTTTAGTCTTTACCATATATCTAAGTCATTCCTTTCTTCTTTTTGCTCGAACATCCATAGTTTATTTTTCTTAACTTCTTCGACTATTACTGGTCTTGGTCTGCCTGCGATAAAGTACGTGAGACAATCGACAGCGTGAGTAAGGTTATGAGGCTGATTTGCGTATTCATTGGGCTTATTCTTATCCTTTTGAATATTTTGTAGGCAACGTGTTGTTTCCTTGCACATACCTTCATCAAAGGTTAGTAAAGCTGTCTCGTATTCTTCGCCTGTCTGTTCATCCTTTACTATGATAGGCTTTAGATGTTCAGCTAACATATATGCCCCTTGTTCTCGACTACCGGGTACAACTTGACTTAGGTATATGCCATTAGCTTGGAATACCTCTGCGTTACTTTTACCTGTCTGATTGCTCAGATTCCACATATCCTTAGGTGCTAGATAAGAGTAAATTGTTTTACCTGCTGTAAGGGTTCTAAGTTCTTCTGCTGCATCTGATACAAGTAAACCACTTTTACATACTTCTCCTTTTTGTCTAGCATAACCATAACGGTCAATCTCGAATAGTCCTGCTGCTAACATATCACGTCCATAATCTAAGGCTATGTAATACCTGGAATTAGCCTTGTCAAACTCTACTGGCTTAATATGTATAGATTGTTTATACTCGCTGAAATATGCTCCGCCGGGTACTAAGAATGCTTCTTCTTCTGTCTCGGGGTACTCGGCTAATGTTGAATCTCCTAAATCTTTTTTTGTCTGTGTGTACCATTCCTTTGTACGTCTTGGATCCGTGTTCCATCCTAAGAAGATTCTATTAAATGTGTTTAATCCTTCTTTGCTTGCAAGCCATATATCCTCAAATAAGGATCCTCGTTCTATTGTCGACAACCCTATGAGTTTACCACCTGTTGGTCTGTTGATTGTAGGGTACGCAGCTGTCCAAATATCTCTAGCCCATTGCTGAAAAGCCCATTCATCCAAGATAACTAAGTTTGCAGTAAAGGAACGTCCGCTGTCAGGTGCTGCTGTGAATGACTTGAACGTTGAAGGTTCAGCGTTCTTGTGATTGATTGTAACCTGTGTTGTTGTTGCGTATATAGTAGGCTTATCGGGCATATATCGTAATATAAAACTTACACGCCTTACTAACTCTTTAGCATCATCATCCTTCTTACTTAACGCTACTACCATATACCCCGGCTTGAATATCATGCACCATACGGCATAAGCTAATGTAAGCCATGTAAGACCTAATTGGCGTGCCTTAAGGACTATGTTAAGTCTTTCATTTTGGAAGTCATTTAAGGCTTTCTTTTGACCGTCCCACAGTTTAAAGGGAACAGCTAATTCTTTACTGTCTCTGTCTTCTATATATACATAGTTCTCTATGAAGTATTCACAATCCTGTTTCGCCTTGGTTGTGTTTTCACGTCTTTGCTTCTCTCGTAATAAAAGAAGTTTGCGTTCTTTATCTTTCCTATCTATAACAATCACCTTACTTTGCTATTATCCTATATTTTAGGTAATCTATCGTTTTCACCCCAATTATACAAAACAGTTATTTTGTGCTAATATTATATTGTTTTGTTACTCAAACCCTTACTGCTGCTGCGTTACGGGAAATCAACAAAATAATCAGATATTAAACTAATGCATAAATGATAACTTTATACATTAAAATTCTAAGTTTATACATCATAATTGGAAATTAAACTTCCAATTTAAAAAGTGTAAACGGCTATATTTTGGCACCTTATTATCTGTAACCCTTTAGTACCAATAAAATCAATTGGTAATTCTATTTCCAATTAGGTATTTTCGAGGTCTTGCAGCTGTTTATCGATCTCTTCTTCGGATAATGCAGTAATATCGCTATTGAAGTTTCTATTAACACTTTCAACTTCTTGTTTATCTTTCCAACCATAATTTTTCAGTGCAAATATAGCACCTGTAGGGTTATTACCGAATATTTTACCCTCTGCATAGTTCTCCACGTACCTTTTAAGTCTTTTAACTGTGTCGGAATACTTGTTGTTAATATCATCATATTTACCGCTTTCATAGTCACATAACAAATCTCTCCAAGTATCTAATGATATCGCAAGCCCTGTTATAGTTAAGTGTTTATCATTCTCTATGCAATCATTTATATATTCCATACCTTGTTTATACATATCTTCTGCATCTATAAACTTTCTTGGTCTTCCTCCACCTTGTCCTTGTGACATATCTATTACCTCCCTATATTTATTAATTCCGTCAAAATTATTATTATCGCTGCTGCTATCAACGTTGTTGCAATCATCAACTGTAGCATATATGACTTACCATATCTAAACATTAATTCTCTCATACTGCTCCCTTAGCCGTACACAGTACCTACATTTGTCCCACGATTTTCTGTCATATATTAATATCCAATATAGTGTCTCATTTGCATGTAAAAATAGCCTTGCACAATCTATGCAGGGCGTTGGCTCATAAAATCTTATTATCATTGTTCTCATAGCTCATATAATCCTTATTCCTCTATAACTTTTAGTTCTCTTCTTCTCAATTTTCTAAAATACTTTTTCCAAACACCTTTCACTTTGTAATCGTCTTGCCTTCCGTCTATGTTATATCTTTTTGATGTATCTTTTCCCATGCCAATCACACTTTCACATAAAAAAAGAAACCCCTTAGGATTCCTTTAATTTTTTCTATTTAATTTGCCCAGTATCTTTATTAAATTGACAGAAGTC